GCGCTAACTCATCACATAGTCCTTATAACTGCATGTAAAGACGAGCCAAACGCTCGTTATGCGGTACTGGGAGATGACGTGGTCATCAGGGGCCACAATGCTGCAATGAACTACAAGCGCATTATTGAAGCGCTAGGAGTTCCTCTCTCCGAAACAAAGACTCATGTATCGAGAGATACGTTCGAGTTTGCTAAGAGATGATTCAGAAACGGGGTAGAATTCTCTCCCTTTCCTCTGAATAGCCTGAATGAATCTATGACGAGATTTGTTGATCTCGCCCAGACCTTTAGGACTGCAGAACTTCACGGTTGGCCTTGTGTGTTCACAACACCTGGGCTAATTGCTGACTATCTCCGTAAGGTGATAGGCATGAAACCTGACCACTCCCAATATGTAGGGAGGAAAACGGTCAAGTTCATGAAGTACCTGGATCTGACACAGTGTACTCTGTGGGACATTTGTACCCACAAGAGTACTGTGCTTGAGAGTTTTCTAGACTCTCGAGCCTGTGAACGATTTAGTAATCTATCTCTAATTGAAAAAGTACACTCCGTAAGGGATGTATACCTCCGCATTAGCGAGGCGATTAGTAAGAGGGTACTTGATCAGCTCGAAGAATCGATACATCGATTCTTTCGTGAGGGAAAAGCCCTGGTTTCCACCTCAAAGACCGAACTTGCACCTCCTGTAGGACTATCTGGTGGAGCAGTAGCCAAACGGCTACGTACTCTACTCTCAGACTTTTATTCAAAGTCGAGACTGCCTGAAATAGCAGATTGTAGTCTTTCTCCAGGAGAGGAGGCAATCGCTCTAGGTAAACTCCTACGAGCGGTCCCCCTAAGTAATGTGCCCGTCGGTAACGACGGACGTGTTCGAACGTCTGTCCTGATGCTTAGAGTCAAGGCTGAAATCATGGTTCTTATGGAAGCCACGTTTGCAGAGTGAGGTGCTGATAAGCTACCCCAATCCAATCTTTCGATTGGTCCTGACGCACTCCAAGCTTTCAATGCAAGGATGTTTAAGGAAATGATACGAGCAATTAACTCGACCAATGAGTCCGACCTGCCCAAGCTTCAATAATTCAAAGCTTAGAAAGGGCCACCCGTTCATCTATACGGTTAACAATATAGATGGGGGTCTTGCAAGACGACTGTCTTCAAGGCATTATCCCAGATGTTAATCTGGGCCAAAAAACTCTTTACAAGACCTGACAAATCGAGCTGCACGACTCTTCCTGTAAACAGCGCCGCGCAGTACGCACTCCAGTACCCTCCCATACTCAATTCAGG